TTAATCTTCAATAACCTGCGGGGACTCGGTGCGGGTGCGCTTAATCTGCAAAGTTGCAGTGAACTGGAATCGTTGGAACCGACGATCTGGATCGTCGTAGCGTGTGAGGTTGTTGTCCACGCTCGCCCAGGTGACCTGACTGGTACGGAACCGCTGCCAGGCTTCCCAAGCATCATCGGCTAGCTTTTCCGCTTCGATCTCGTTAGGCGCCCAGCACTCCACGAGGAAACGAGGAGCCTTCGTAGACCAGGTGTCGCCACCGCCTCCGATGCGGGAGACGATGACGAAACGTTCTGGTTCGGGGTCAGGCATGCGCGTTGATACACGCACACCCAGTGCCTCGCGGAGGAGCTTGACTGCGACTGCTTGCGTTGAAATGCCCATTAGCCAAGCACCCTCACCAGAACATTTTCTCGTGCTTCGCGACGCTTAGCAGACCACGTGTCGGCGTAAACGATGCCACGGAAACGAGACTTGCCTTGCTGAGTCGACAAGACAAACCCGTCACCAGCAGCGCCGGCGAGGGCATCGCCGTGCTGCACTACAAGTTGTTTAGCGACGCTGCCGCGAAGAAGTTCCGTTAACCCTGCTTTATTGGGTTGGTATTTCGTCACGGCTGCACCACCTCACATGAGCCCACCCACCGGGGCCGTAAGCGGCTTTCACCTTCGTCTGTTGCGCGTCTGCGAAGCAGATTAGGCTTCCACCGTCGAACGACAGTGACGAGGTGTTGACCTTGTCGATGTCGCCGTTGGGCCGCTCGACGAGCAGCCAGCTATTCGATTCCTGCAAGATTCACCACCTCCAATCCTGGAGCCCAACCAAACGGATTATGCTCATAGTTCTCCGGCTCGCCAACAACCTCGAGGAGGTCACGGCGGCCATCAAGGCGTACCGCATCACCGACTGTGAATGCACCAACTGGCGCGTACATCTCGACAATGACGGTGCGCCGGTCATGGCCAGCGAGCTTCGGCTCATCCGTAGTGGGCATCGCCCAACCCGCTATCTTGACAGGCTCTTCAACTTCCACGTCAGTAACAATGTCGTTGCCGAGCTCATCAACGGTGGACTGCCGTTCACGGCGGATACGGACTGCGGTAAAGCGCAGCTTTATGTCCATCACAGCCAACTCACCGCCTCAACGGTCCGCATGCCACGCGTCTGCCCCAACTCATCCGCCAGCGCTTTATCAAGCATCTGACGCTCCGCCTTCGTGAGGTAGAGGTTGCCTTCGCTGTTGCGGTAGGACGCAGACTGGGAGAACGCGCCCGCTGATTGTGACATCGAGTCAACATTCTCCGTGCCCTCAGCGAGCAAGGCCCGCTTTGCCATCGCACAAACAATAAGACGAAGCACGCCCTGGAGCTTCTCAGACGGTGGGTCGGGAATGTCGAAAGTGGCATCAAGCCAAATGGACGCGTCTTCGAGTACGGCGTTCGCCTGGTCCCCCTCCGGAGCAAGCGACCACCGCGCCCGCAGGCCTTCACTCGTTGCGAACGCCACCATGACTACTTCGCCAGGCCAGTGATGAGGACTGCAGACAGCGGGTCAGTTACACCAAAGGCGAGGGTTGCCCAGGTGTAGAACTCCGTGACCTGGCGAGCCTTGATGTACTCACTGTCGGTCGAGATCGGATCCTCGACGCCCATGACGCCAATGGTGCCACGCTCAAGCAGGAGGCCTTCACCTGCAGACAGAGCCTTGGAGCCGGTCTCAACGAGCGTCACGCCGAGAGTGCCGAGGATGTCCTGCCAGTTGTTGATGCCGAGGATGGTCTTGAGGTTCTTCGCATCGCTACGGCCGAGAACGAGAGTGTCTGGGGAATAACCCAACTCTGTCTCCTCAATCTTGAGCTTCGCAGACAAAATGTCATCGATGAGCTTGCCCTCACCAGACAATGCAGTCTTAGCAGAAGCCTGTACCTTACCAGCAGCAGCCCAGCCATCAGACTCGAGCTTGAGCGCACCCTCCATGTTTTCGAGCGTGTTCTTGATGACCTCGAAACCGCGGTTATCCACATCCTTGACCATGGTGTTAGCGATGCGACGGGCGCCGCGCTGCAGCAGAGTTGGGTCGTTGCGATTCTCAGCTTCACGAGTCAGCTCGTACTTACCACCAGTCTTGACAACGGGGTCGACCATCGGCTTGCCGTTGCCGGTGCCGATGACCGGGAACTCAGCGCCCGGCGCGATAACACCCGGCGTCTGATTAGCAAGTGCCGCGTTCGCCTCGAGGCGGTCATACATGATGGCGTCGCCGGTTGCGGCGACACTGGTGAAGAGCTGGCTCGCGACCAGGTTAGCCTGGACGAGGTCAGCAACATAGTTGGACAGTCGGGTTGGCTCCTGCACGAACATGCTCGTGGTGATGGTGCCATCCTGGTTAACGCTGGACGGGGCCAGCGGGAAAGTGAAATCAGCCATTTCTTAAATCCCCCTTCTTTCTTTACTTAAGCGCCACGGTGACAACGTTGCCAACCGCAGCAGAAACAGCAATACCAGCGACCGCAGCCGAATCAGCAGCCTTAACCGCAGCACCATTGGCGCCGACAGCGACAGGGTCGCCAGCAGCGATCGAACCGGTAGCAGCAACATCGACAATGTGGCCTGCACGGTAAACCATGACGTGGTGATCCTTAGCGGTATCCTGCGCTGGTACGCCGAATGCGACAGCACCAGCGGTACCGGGCTTCACGACCGGATTACGGCCGTCAATACCGGCTGCAATCTGGACAAAAGTTCCGGCCTTGATATCCGCCTGCGCCTTAACAGTCGGATTCTGGGCCGGAGTGTAGTGAATAGTGGTAGTTGCCACTTTTTCTCCTTACTTAGTTTGCGAACGGGCCATTGACCGGCCAGCTCGACGGATAGGAATAATCCGGGGTGCCAGGCTTGTCCGAAGCCCCCGGCTTAAGGTCCTCCACGGGATAATCAGACGGCGGAGCTGTACGCTTTGCCGCCTGCGCTTGAAGCTCCCCAAGACGCTGTGCGTTCGCGTCGAACTTCTCCGGGTCATCGCCAAGCAGATCGGCGTTGTCTTCGGAGATTCCGTACTTTGCAAGAGCCTGAGTACGTGCAAGCTGCACCTGGTACTGCTTGGCATTAGCACGTGCAGCCTCCAGGGCTTCCTGTGCACGCTGCAGTTCAGTCTTCTCTGCATCTTGAATCTCGCGGTACTTCTCAGCATCGGCTCGGAATTCATTTCGCTCGGTACGGAACTTCGCGTTTTCCTTACGGAGTTTCTCAAGCTCACGCTGGTACGACTCGGCGGTGCGTTCCTGCGAAGGATTGGCCTCTGCCTCCTGGGCGTTAGGCTGTTCTGCCACCTCCGTGGCGGTGGCCTCGGTGGTGGCGGTTGTTTCTTCTACCATTGTTAACCTCCTGGGTTAATTTTTGGGCATAAAAAATCCCCCGCCACCAACCAGTGGTGTGGGGTTGTAGCATGGCGGGGACTCGCACCCCGCAAGCGTGGCTACTTCATGCTCTTATTCAACCTGAGCTTCTTCGATGATGGTATCCGAGTCCTTAGCGAACCTCGTCACTCGAACGGGAATCCTAGACACCAAGAAATCAAACAGCCGCTTTTGCAGACCAACGTCATCAAACTCATAGACATCTAGCCAGGATTCAATCTCATCCACATCGATCTTCAAATCACTCGACAACGTGACATAGCCACCCGCGGATGTCCAGAAACGGTATATTCCAGGTTCTTCGGCGTCCTCCCAAAAACTCGCTATGCCGGGAAATCCCTGGACAATGTCAACTAATTCTTCAGTTCCGGCATCTGTCGTAATCTCCCAACTCTCAGCCACGACTCCTCCTCTCAAAAACTCCAGCACGTGAAATGATTGTCACCGTTCGGATGTCTGTATACCGTCTCATTGCTTCTTCAACCTGCCGGAGTGCTTCCTCCATTGGCAGCTCAGACCGGTGCAGGTCAACAACAAGTTCCTTGGACTGATTTCGACCCTTTCTAAGCAGTTGAACAACAGTCCCTTTACTGTTGCCTTCCGGTGCTTTAACCTCCGTAGGCACTCCATCAACCAGAATATCAGGAGTACGCACCTTCTCTTCAGTTGAAACCGGTAACACTTCGACAACGTGCCCTCGACGGACAAGCCTCTCGAATGTCACTCGCTCATGAGACTTCGGCCTTAAACCATTCAGAACCAGCCTTCCAGCACCATCCAGTACACCCTGGACTCCTCCCGGTGTCTCCGCAATCTTCTGGTTGAACCGCGCCAGCGTTGCCGCTGACCCGTCCCCCTTGTCAGATTCCATCCACGCTGCTTCCAGCTTCCGGTACTGCTCCTCGCCCTCCCACGAGTAGCCCTTGAATACGAGCACACCCTGACAGTCGCAGTGGTCGTGGTATTTCCTTCCGTCGCGGCGGCGCGTGACGGTGTCCTCGGAGTAAACGGGCCCGCGAGAGGCAAGCATCGCACAAAACGAGCAGTTCTCCGAGCCAGAAAGAACACGCGCATAGCCCATCTTCACAGGCTTCTTCGACCGTGAGTCCCGAGCCTTGCCAACCATCGCCGTATTAGAAACAGCCTTACGCGCCCCAGACCGGACATGCCGACCTACACGAGCACCAAGACGCTTCGTAACCTCATCAACAACTACCGGATCAAACGCATCAGCATTACGAATCAACACCTTGCGACGCACCGACTTCTGGGTCTCCTCATCCAGGAACTCCACTTGGACAAAAGCACGACTCTTCGGCATCAACCCAACGGCATCAGACAACGCAGTGTAGAGCGCGTTGACGTCGTAGGAATCCAGCTTGGCTGGACTCACCTCGACCCCGTGAGCTGCGGCTGCCTTACCCATTTCGATGACTTGCTGCCGATACATTTTGCGACGATAACGAGACACGTCGGGAAATAAATCCTCAGCCATGTGAGATACAGCTTGCACCGATTGAGGAACACCATTCTTGGCAAGATACTCGCCAATCAGCTCCTCAACACCAGCATCAATCTTCCTAGCTAGACGATTGAGGTCGTCGACGCTCACGGACTCACCTCGTCATCGTCGTTAAAGATGCCGTCCACTGCTGGTTGGGATCTACGCGCTTGCTGAGCTCGCTGTACGCGCTCCTTTGTCCACCCCGGAATATCAGCCCACAATTCCTCCGCTGGAATGCCCAACATCGTCGTGAGCTTCCCGAGCCCATCCACGGTCTGAGCGAACGACCTAGACGAGGTTTCCTCCCACGTGACCTCAGACTCAAAGTCAGACGCACCAACCTCATCGCCAGCGGCATGCGAACACAATCGCAACAACTGCTCATGCGACTCACCAAACGACGTTTGAATCTCCGCCGCCTGCCTGTCTTTCGACGTCTCCAACGCCGCAAGCCCATCAGCACTGATATTACTAATCGCGTTCGCACCTAAAGACTGCGCAGGAACCTGCGCCAACGCAGCGAAATCACGCACCGACGCCTGCCGCGACTCAATAGAACGCGACAAGTCAGTCTCTTCGTACTGAAGTGCCCCAGGTTTTGTTCCGTTTGAGTAGATGGGAAAATTTGGAACATGCCAAAGAAGTTTGATCAGGAGGCGAAGGACCGAGTCGTCCGCTTGGTGGAAGACTGCATCCTGGCGGAGAATATTTCGACGCAGGAAGCATGCAAGATCGTGGCACCAAAGCTGGGCGTCTCGTGGCACACAGCGAGGCAATGGACGCAGGCCGCTCGACGCGAGGGACGTGTTGTGGAATCAATGCCCGAGGACCTTGCTGCAGAAAACGCACGGTTACGTCGAGAAAATCACCAGCTGCGCGACACCAACGAGTTGTTGAAAGCCGCTTCGGCTTTTTCGCATCCGAACTCGACTGAGAAACGTTAAGAAATGATCCGGTTCATTGATGAGTACCGGAATCGTTTCTGCGTCGAGTTCATCTGCCAGACGTTAAACACGCATCGCGAAGGCGGTTTTCTTAGCTCGCGTGGGTACCGCCAATCCAAGGCCCGGGGCTTAAGCGCCCGCGCTCTTCGCGACGCTGCCCTTGTA